CTGCTGTGTTATTACAGCATCCCGACCATACTTTCTACCTAATGATTTGACCGCCTTCTTAAACTTTCTCTTACCCATTTTACCTGATTGCACAACATGACTTCTCTCCTTCACCTTTCTTTCTTTACCTGTCTTTTCATCCTTCTCCATATATCTACCAGATACTTTAGTTGCACCTTTACCAAACTTACTTCTAATATCTTTATCAAGTTTTTTTGCTCTTGCTCTATTCTCTTTACCAGACTTATCACCTCTAGATGCAGACATGACTGCTGTGCCACCCTTGTCAGACTGTGACTTTAGACGAGACATACTACTCTCTTGTATGTCATCAATGAAATCTCTAAATGTTTTCATAGTTGGTCAACACCAGTTCTTTACGTTTTTTTTGCTCTTTGATATAATCACCTGTAGACCTCATGGTATACGTATGATCATACTCTGCTGCTTGCCATTCAGCAAATCTCCTTTTATTTAGATTAGATGAGTTGTAACTTACCAGCATTTTATGTTTACTATCACAGCATGCCTCTGAGAACTTGGTATGATGGAAGTACTTATGCATACCACCCTTCTTACCATAAAGGTTAGATCCTATCTCGTATGGTGGGTCAAGATATATGAATGATCCATCACCCTTTAGCAATTCCTCAAAGGAATGATTAGTTATCTTCCAATGTTTTATGAGTTGCATGTAACCTGTAAGTTTCTCTATACCATTCATAGAAAAATTAGAGTCACTTGCTTGTGCTGAGAAAGAACTGTTCTCTCCTAGTCCACTAAAACTACACTTATTGATAACATAAAAAGCAACTGCCCTATCAATGTTCCCACCATGTGACAGTATATCTTTTGATTCAATGAATAATTCTTTTGCTTTATCTGGATCTGGATTATCTTTCTTTATGGTTGTCAACTTCTCTTGCATCACATCACCTGCTAGTTGTAGGTGTGTCCAAAAATTATACAATGGTTCATACAAATCATTTACCCAGATATCAAGATCTGGATATGTTTTAGTTACCCACAGTGCAACAGAACCACCCCCTAAGAATGGTTCTCTATACTGATTGTACTTACTTAGATCAGGAAAGAACTCACTGATCTTTGTGATTGCTCTGCTCTTACCGCCAGGATAACGCAGGGGTGTTTTCAAGTTCTTCATGAATGTAGTCTTCAATTGTTTTACGAGGGAACCAGTTCAAAGCAACTGCTGCTTTGTATACTGATGCAAGTGTTTCTCTTGCTTCACCAGGTCTTTCTGGTATGTATTCTACTTCTCCTCCGATCATGTTAGCAAGATCTATGACAGAAGTATTTTTACCTGTGCCTATGTTGATCTCTATACCAGAGAAGTTACACAGCATAGCATCTATGTTTGCTTCAACAACATCACTAACGTGAGTAAAGTCTCTGCGTTGTAAACCATCACCTACTACAGTAAGTGGTTTACCTGCCTTCTTCTGTTCTAAGAATAGACCAACCACAGGAGCATATAGACCTTTGAGTGGTTGACGATCACCATATACATTGAAGTATCTTAGTGTTAGAGTTCTAAGACCAAATAAGTTATGGTACATCTGACACATAATCTCTGCTGATCTTTTACTAGCAGAGTAATGGTTCAGACAATCGGTTGGCATACTCTCTTCCAGTGGTGGTTCGTTCCTCAAACCATAGAGAGATGACGTGGATGAGTTGACAAATCTTCTCACACCCCATTTTCTTGCACACTCCAACATATTGACAGTGCCTTGGATATTTGTATCAAGACATGCCTGTGGATTTTGCATGGCGACTTGTATTCTACTGAATGCTGCTAGATGGAAGACGGTATCCACACCCTCAAATAGAGGATAGCAAGCATCCATGTCACGGATATCAAAAGAATGATACTCAGCGAGTGGGTTGTTATAAAATTTTTCATTGGATACAGCAGACTCGTTGTCAATTACAACGACTTCATTGTTTTCATTTTGGCATAGTCTATCGACTATATGGGAACCGATAAAACCCGATCCACCAGTTACTAAACATTTACTCATTTGAATTCACAGTTACACATGATCTCAGTCAATGCTGCTAATAGATTTATCTCTTGATCAGCAACAAAGGCAGACTGATATTGGTACTTAGCAATAATCAACACTGCCTCAGGTATTGACTTTGGTTTCATCGACTCATAGATTGAATCGTATACACTTCTAAGTATAGCATTAGTATCGTTATCTAGGTTCTGAACTATCCATTTCCTAACATTTGGAAACTCTTTCTTCTTGAGGAAGTCTACAAGTTCTTTTACATTTGAGTCAGTAAGAACTGCTAGTATACCAGTGTCTATCTTACCACCTGCAGAATATCTCTGACACTCATTGAGTACACGTCTCCAGTCAGGAAAATATTTGTTTATCAGTTCTGCTACAACTCTTTTATCACTCTCTACATTCTCGTTCTCAAGTATTTCATTTATTCTTGTGAAGAATTGTGCTGCGATAGATGGTTTATCCTGTCTACCGATACTAAAGTCCACAACAGAGCACCTGCTATGGAGTGGTTCGATGATTTTATTTTTGTAATTGCAAGTGAATATAAATCTACAGTTTTTGTAGAAGGTCTCAATGTTCGCTCTAAGAAGGAGTTGTACGTCGGAAGTGGTATTGTCTGCTTCGTCGATGATAATGACTTTGTGATTTGCACCAGACGTGAGAGAGACCGTTGACGCAAAGTTCTTCGCTTGATTACGTACTGTATCCAAGAACCTACCTTCGTCAGAACCGTTGATAACATAATAGTCACATCCTAGTTGTTCACATAATGCTTTCGCTACTGTTGTCTTACCGATACCTGGTGGACCTGCAAGCAGTAAGTTAGGTATTTCTCCATCATTGATGAACTCCTTGAAAGTATTTTTGATACCATCAGGGAGAATACAATCTTCAATTGTTCTGGGTCTGTATTTTTCAACCCATATAAAGTCACTCATTTTTCACTAGGAGATTCATTGCTAAGACTGTCCTCTTGCCATGTGTAGGAGGAACAGAGTGGTAGAGACTACCTGGCCACACTACAAGCATACCACTCTCAGGGATAATTTTCAACGTCTGTACACCATCAAAATGTATCGGTGCAGAATCTGGTGATGCTTCAACATAATATGATGCAACATATGGACATGGAAAATGCTGATGACTCTTAGTATAATCATCAGTATCATACATTATTGCCCAGAAATCTCTGAGATACAATGTAGATTCAAACCCTGCAAAACCACAAAATGTTCTATCATACTTCTTTATATCTTTTATCTCTTGTAAGATAGTGTCTATGTAAGGTTGAAAGTGTGGATTTATCTTGTGTGTATTCTTTGCACTATTCCATGCTTTCACATTTGACGAGTCTCCTTTGTTGAATACTTGTCTGTGATTCTGTATTACTTTTTTTAGTTTGTCGTTATCAATGTCAAGTATCTTGGTATACACAGGAAGTGATACCAAAACTGATTGACTATTCACTTTTTACTTTCCTCGTATAAGTACAAGATTGATAGTGAGAATACTACCCAGAAAGTAACTTCAAGTCCGTAATGATTCATGCGTGTGCTGGTGGAGGTAGTTTAGGAAAACGTAAACGCTTCTTCCATCTTTCAATAAAATCTTTTATCTTTTTATCCATCGTAGTTAGAATCTGGTTCTAATGCTATGAAGTATGTGAGTCTATATGCTGTGTTGTAGAACCTTGCTAAGTTCTTAGATGATATAGAGACTTGATATGTACCAGGTATAAGTTTTATGTTTTCTATCTTGAAGTTGAATGAGAAATCTTTCTCAGTCTGACCTACAACAACAGCAAAGTCATTAGATGTATCATTCTTACGATCACTCACCACAAGTTTGACAATACCTGCTTCTCCTACAACAGATAAGTCTGGTAGTCCTAGTATAGATGATGACTTGAGTATCTTTGTTAGTTGTTCTTCACCCAATATAAACTGCACGTCTTCACTAGGCAATGCCATCTCTTTCTCTGGTGGTGCGACAATCACACTTGGATCAGAGAAAAAGTATTTGGATCTGTTTGCTGTTCCTTCCTTGATATGTGCAAACGAATTGTTAGTTGACACATCTATATCTGGAGAACTGCAAAGAGATACAGTATTCAGAAACTGTGGTAGGTCATAGATGGCAAAGTCTTTGGGAATATATTCTTCTATCTCTGCTTCTGCCAATACATTCTTCATGACAGAAATTGTTCGTAATTTCTTACCTTCTTTGAACGCTAATGACTGATTGATAGTCGTGAAGTTCTGAAGGATTTTGAGTGTTTTGTCAGACAGTTTCATACTTCTTTCTTTGAGTTTCACTTTTACATGATGTAAGTAAACTCAGTATAACACACTATCTGATTTGTTGCAATCTCTCCACTTTTGTTGATGCTTGTATTGCTGGAACATCGTTCAATCCATTGGCATCAAACCAAGGAGCACTTTCCCAGTCGAATCCTTCACCAAATGTATTGTCTGCTTCTGCAACATACCAATGACATGCTGCGTCAGGAATATCTACTGCACA